CCGCCAAGCGCATCTCCCAGAGTTTGCATGGCGAGCTGTGTACGTGCGACGCTGTCCGGCAGGCGTTCGAGCTGACCGATAAACTGCTGCAGGCCCGTGGTGGCATCAGGCGGGACAACATCCCCAAGCCGAAACAGACCGCCGCCGAGCACGCCTTTTAATTTCTCCAAATCAGCGGCGAGCGCGTCCGGAGCCACGCCGAGCGCGGTGAAAGCCTTCTGCAGTTTGTCGAATTCCTGGGCGGTCAAACCCAGTTTCGCACCCTCGGTATTCAGGGTTCCGAGTGCCTTTGCTGATTCGTCGCCGAACTTTATGAAGGCGGCACCCGCAACCCCCAATAAGATACCAAGCGGCCCCAGTGCGCGGGCAAAAATGCCCAGTGGTCCGAGCGACCCAGCCATTTTATTAGCAAATTTTTCGACTGAAATGCCCATCTTGTCGAAGCCCTTCTCGAGCGTTTGAACGCCTTGCACCACCTGCTCGAGTCGGCCTGCTTGCTGCACCGCAGTCTGAATCTTGTTGATCGCGTCCGCGCCGGTGATGCCCATCTTCGCAAGTTTTGTGGTCACCTCGGCCGGATCGAGTTGACTGAATCCGCCGACTTTCTCGGCCGCCTTGCCGATGTCGGTGAACGCCTTGGTCCCGGCCTTGCCGATGTCACCGAGTTGCCGCGCGATCTCGGCGCCGCCCTCGAGCTCGATCTGAACTGACAGTTTCTCGGCCATTAGTTGTCCTTGAAGTGCTTGAGAAACAGCATTGCGATTTTCGCCGCGTGTTCCCTGACGATCTCGGTGACGCGCCAGCTTTTCGGGATGCGCACTGACGGCACGCCGATATAAAGCGGCTTGCGGTTTCGGTCCTTGTCATTGGCATCGAATAGCATCGGCCGCCCGCGCACCGTTGCCGAGGTCAGTTTCTTGCCTGATCGGCTGGCCGTCGGCCCGCCGGGGGTGGTTGGTATCCACAACAGCGGCTTACCCTCGATCGTCGCGCCGTGCTCGAACACGCCTGCGAAGCCGAATTTGTGGAAGATGACGGCCTTGGCCTGCAGCGACGGCCCGCCGCCCTCGTCCACTGCATCCAGTGTTCGATATTGCAACCCCTGCTGCCACTTCGGCCCGAACTTGCCGGCGCCCGCGATATTGCTGCGCCCTTCCTGCACCGCATTGGCGGCGGTCTCGCGCAACGCCGCAACTGCCGCGGTCGCTACCGGCCGTTGCTTGTCGCGGATCATCTCCAGCCAGCGCGGCTGATCAACCTTGACCTTGAACCGCGGTGCCATCTGCTATCCATCAATATCGGTGCGGTCCAACTCGTTGCTGAATTCGAGAAAGGCCACGATCTGCCGCGGCGTCAGGCTCATTGCATAGTCGGGCGGGAATCCTCGCTGGATGAGGGCGGTGATGGCGACGGCGATTGCTTCAAGCGGACCTTGTAGAGTTTTGCTTCTTCGCCCGCCGCGCCGAGCGCCGCCCCTATTTCGAGGAAGAAGCCGAACCCGTTTGGGAATGTCAGCCGGATAATCGCAACGACCAGTTTCAATTGATCTTCCAGCAGCAACACCGTGGCTGCATGCTGCTCATATTTTTCCTCCGCCAGGTGCCCGCAGCCCGCCGCAATGATCGGGCCGGTCGCTTCTCCAAATTGCGCAATAAACTTTGGCCCGACATCGGCCACACTGAAACCGCCGAGGAATAATCCGATCAGTCTCGGAAAGCGCGCCGCAATCGAAGCGAGTGCGGGAGCCCGTAAGCCATGCACAACGATCCGCTGGCCGTTGATCTTAACGACCTCGACCGCTGTCGTTGGCGCAATGTCCAGAAGGTCTGCCATGCGTTCTCCTATGCCGTTGCGGCCTCGTCTCTGATCGTCCAGACGCCGAAGAAGCCATTGGCATCCTTCTGCACCTCGGCCTCGATCTCGATCACCGTGAAATCATCCTCGTCGGTGATGAAGCTGAAATCACCCGACGGGACGAACGAGACGGTGGCGAGGAAGTCGACCTGTTGACCGATGTCATTGGTGCCGACGACTTTGATCTCGCCGGTAAACTCGGTCTTCGACAGGCCGCTCAGGGTGATGTTGCCGTCAGTGTCGGTGCCTTGCTCGGCCAGCGCGAAGAATGCGAGATTATTGCCGGTAATCTCGTCGAGCGTGAGTTTGACCGTCGCGCCGACCTGGGTGATCGCTGTGAAATCCTTGGTTTTGACGCCTTCACGCGAGGAGAAATGTTCTTTTTTCTCGACGTTTGGCGTATAGATGAACGAGGGCGCGTTGCCGAGATCGGTGAAGGTGGAGGCGCCGGCTTCCTTGAACGAAACAATACCTTTGCCAATATGATAATTCTGGACGTTGGGTGACGTGGGCATGGCAGTCCCTTTCCTTTCCTAGAGATCGTCGGGTCGGAGCGTGTACTTGAACAAGAATTGCGCCCGCAGCGCGCCATGCAGCGAGCGCATCCAGCCGAGATCGGTCTGGCATCCGAGATATCGGATGGCGCCGTTGCCGTGCCGCCCAGTTTTGACGATCTGCTCGTTGAGTTCAGTATCGGTCAGCACCCGCTTGATCAATTCGCGCCGCAGCGTCGTCAGATCGGAGCCGACCTCGTCGGATTGTTCTGCGATGATGATCTCGGGTGTCATCTGCACGTTGTAGGGTCGATGCGGTTGCTTCATTGACACATCGCCCGCGCCGTCCGATTCCTCGTCGCCGTCGAGCACGAGGACGGCCGGCAATTGATCCTCGGTGATGTCGACGTTGTTGCGATGCGCCGAACGAATATTCGGAATGGTGGCGACCACCTCGAGCAGCCGCGCCAGGATGTCCTCGCGCACATCAGCCATTGGTCGACTCGATCGCCTTCAGCAGAAACCGCACCTCGCCGACATCCTCGCCGTTCGGACTGCCGCGCAATTCGTAGGAGCGCACCACCCAGGAGCGGCCATTGAACGCCAGCACGGCGTCGAGGTAGTCGTCGCGCGCGATGCCATTGTCGGCAAGCTCGGGAATGCGGGCATAGGCACCAGGCCCGACGCTGCGCACCTCCACGGTGCCGCTGGTGTTGGTCTTCGGCCGGGTGTCGTCGATCACGGTCAGCGTGATCTCGCCCGCAGTTCCGGCGGTCAGCGTCGCCGGCACGCCCAACTCGGCATAGACCGGATCGTAGAGGTCCGCGCTATAGTTGATGCTCATTTACCCAACTCTTGCGCAGAATGATGTTCCTGATTTGCCTATTCGATACCCTGAATTTATCTGTCAATGCTTTGCCGCGGATTCCCTGCTCAGATAGTTTTCTGATTGTCAGAACATCATCTAGCGTCAATTTAGAATGCGGGCTTCGCTCTCCTCTCGGTGAATTTTTTCCAATATCGACAAATTTCCCGGCGCGCTTCGAATGAGCCGTATTCTGCAAGCGCGTCACAACTTCTAAATTTTCCGCTCTGTTATCATGTTTGCAAAAATTTAGATGATTGACTTCCATGCCATCGGGAATCCCGCCACAAAATTCAATGGCGACCAGCCGATGAACATAAAATCTTTTTTGACAACCGTCCCGCATCACCATCGATACGCTAATGTAGCCATTAGGTCGCGGCCTGGGCATCAAGATGCGATTAGACTCTATACGACGCACTCTACCAAGATTGGAAACTTCATAGGCATCGTTGATGCTGATGGTTTGCCATCGCTCTCCGATCATACTTTTCTCCTGAAAGCGAATGTTCCTATATCTTCACGACCTAGATCAGTTTCCATCTTGTTTTCTGATACTAACGCAAAGCCACACAAATCCATTGCAAAGACAAATCCATCCCGTGAAAAATACCAATAATGCTCCTGCGGCTTGAAATGCTTGGAACACAGCGCGTGCTCGGCGTCGCGGAAGATCGGCAACGACACGAACACCCAATCGCGCACGTTGGCGAGCAGCGACTGGAAGTCGGGGATATGCTCGAGCACGTCCCACAGCGTGACGGCATCGAACGAGACCAGATGCGGGTCGACCAGCAGCTTGCGCTCGTCGAGCCAGGCAAGGCCGGCGGGATTGACATCGTAGCCGTAGGTGGTGCGCCCGCGCCGATTGCGCAGCTCGACAAAGGCGCCCGAGCCGATGCCGACATCGATCAGCGTTCCGCGATAATGCCGCTCGACGAAGTTGACCCGCGCCTCCATCAGCGCGCGGCCAAGCTCGGTCTGCGCATTGCGATCGAAGGCGTCGAAGTAGTCCTGATCGTAAGGCGCGTGCCCGACCTCGACCGGGTAGTAGCCGATGCCGTGCTGCAGCCACCAGGTTAGGCAGCGATGCGAGAACTGCCCCACCAGCGGTAGAACTGGCCGAGCGGATCGGCGATCGTCTTGTCGCAGGTGTGCAGCATATTCGAACATCGGCAGAACTTCTCCGGTTTGGCAAATCCGATGCGGCGCAGATCGAGCCGCGGGTCGGTGATCTTCTCGGGCGCGTTGTGGCCGCCGTGGCCGCCCAGCACCACGAAGGCCTTGGTCTTGAGCGCCAGCGCCGCCGGCACGATCCAGCCGACGCCGCCGATGACGATGTCCGCCTCTCGCACCAGGGCGAGCAGTTCGCGCACCTTAAGCTCGCCGTGGACGAAGTAGCGGTGCGCCGGCGGCGGCTCGCCCACCACCCATTCCTCGCCCGGCGCGATATCGGCAACCGCCACCACGGTATGCGTCGCCATCAGCTCGGCGGCGATGGCCGCCACATATTCCGGGTGCGGGTTGCGCGCCTCGTTGCGCCACTCGCGCCGTACCGTCACCGGCCGGACCACCGCGATCGGGCGGTTGAACTTGACCGGCGATGGCCCCATATCCGGCAGATCGAACAGCGCCGGATCAAAGACGACTCGCAGCG